CCCCAGTTCTTATAGCGCTGCGCGCTAAGTATTATACTATCGCCTCTAAATATTTTCCCAGTATTACAAAAGTGCTGGTCAGAGCGGTATTTGACATACTATGAAAAGTCGGATCGTTCGGTTTTGTTATTTGAACGGGTTAGTATATATATAGGGGTAACGAGCGGAAGTCCCTAGCGAGTTACCAGCTCGGCGGCTTTATTGCCGCCTCGCAGGGGGGTAGTGAGGCGCTCTTAGGGAGCGCCGAACGAAGGGGGGATATATTGGAGGTTTTATATGGCTGCCAAGGGTGGTAGTGAACACCACAATGTGGCTAAGCTGAAAGAGGCTAAGGCCAAAGTATTAGATTTTGTTCGCCAAGGACTGTCCTTACAGGACGCTATAGCCAAGGCTGACCGCAAACCTGACGTCATGAAAGACTGGCGTAAGGATGCCACCTTTATGAAAAGCCTTGAGGCTGCCAAGTCTGAAGGTGAGAAAACCCTGAGTATCGTCTCAGGTGATGCCAAGTACAAGATTGGCTTTGAGGAGTTCTCGAAAGAGTTCTTAGACTCCCCCATCTTCGAGCATCATAGATCCTGGATTGACGTCCTTGAGGGACGTACCCCTTCCTGGACACACCCAGCCATGACTTACGAACCAGCAAGTGCCAAACGCCTGCTGATTAACGTACCTCCTGAGCATGCCAAGTCTACCGTCATCACGGTCAACTACTGTGTCTATCGGATTGCTATGGATCCGAATATCAAGATTACTATCGTCTCTAAGACTCAAGAGCGCGCTAAGGAGTATCTCTACTCCATCAAGCAGCGCCTAAGTCATGAGCGCTGGTCTAAGCTTCAAGCCGTATATGGTTCTACCGGGGGGTGGAAAGAGGATGCGGATACTTGGAAGGCTGATCGCATTTACCTCTCTCGTGATTCTACCGAAAAGGATCCGACGGTACAAGCGCTCGGTATTGGTGGCCAGATTACTGGAGCCCGTTCCAACCTCATCATCTTGGACGACGTTGTTACGACTTCAAACGCGCATGAGTGGGAGAAGCAACTCCTCTGGCTCCAACGAGATGTAGTTACCCGTCTTGGTGATAATGGTAAGCTACTCATCGTAGGAACCCGTATAGCGGCAAATGACCTTTATCGAGAGATTCGTAGCCCTGAGCATTGGGTTGGCGGCAAGACACCTTTTACGTATTTCTCGATGCCTGCAGTTCTAGAGTTTTATGAAGATCCAAAACAGTGGGTCACCTTGTGGCCTAAAAGCCATATACCCTGGGAGGGTTCTGATGAAGGCGTACTACCTGATGAGGACGGTCTCTATCCCAAATGGGATGGCCCCGCTCTGTTCAGGAGACGCTCTGAAGTTAGCCCGAGTGCTTGGGCTCTTGTCTACCAACAGCAAGACGTACAAGAGGATTCAATTTTCCCACCTGCTGCCGTCCAAGGTTCTATCAATAGGATGCGAAAGCGCGGACCGCTAAAGGCAGGAACGGCAGGACACCCTCGGGAGATGGGCGCTTGGTATACCATCATGGGCTTAGACCCTGCTATGAGTGGTAATACTGCAGCAGTAATAGTTACTGTAGATCGTAATACACGTAATCGCTACATCTTGGATGTAGAGAACATGAAAGACCCTAATCCTCAGAAGGTACAAGAACTTATAGAGAACTGGGTCGAGAAGTATCAACCTCAAGAATTACGTATTGAGATCAATGCCCACCAGAAGGCTTACTCTCTGGATTTAGATTTACAGCAATACCTTGCCTCACATGGTGTGAAGTTTTCATCCCAGTTCACAGGCAAGAATAAGTGGGACACATCATTCGGTGTGGCTGCTATGTCAGGCTTGTTTGGTAGCGTACGTAATGGTACACACCAAGACGATAACCTAATAGAGCTTCCTAGCCAAGATGGATCTGAGGGTATCAAAGCCCTTATACAGCAACTCATCACATGGAGACCTGATACACGTGGTCCAACAGACTGCGTTATGGCTCTCTGGTTCTGTGAACTACGCGCTAAAGAAATTATCTCTAATGCACGTATCAATCAGAGCCATCTCAATAATAGATGGGCTACCCGAAGACAGCTCGAAAATCGTTACGTTATGAACGTTAATGATTACGAATTCTCACAGTACGAATAGGATAATGATGGCGTTCGATATCGAAACAATTGCACGGCGAGTGCAAAACATGAAAGAGCGTAATCGCAACCGCGATGCGCGCATGTCTGACTTGCTTGCTGTTCGTAAGGGAAGAATGACTGAGGTATTCCCAGACATGTTCCCTGAAGGTATGGGAAGTGCAATGGTTGCAAACTTTGTTGATGTTGCTGCTCGTGACTTAGCTGAGGTTCTAGCACCATTACCATCATTTAACTGCAGTACAAGCAATACTACATCTGACAGAGCTAAGGCTTTTGCTGATAAGCGTAGTATGATTGCTAACAATTACATTTACACCTCACGCCTACAGTCTCAGATGTACTGGGGTGCTGACTGGTATTTTTCTTATGGCTTCCTACCAATCCACGTAGAGCCAGATTTTGAAACAAATTTGCCACGCATTCGCGTCGAAGATCCAATGGGGGCTTACCCAGAATTTGACAGGTTCGGCCGATGTGTGGCGTATGCCAAACGATACATGAAAACAATTGGTGAACTTGCCAATGAATACCCAGAATATGCGGGGGATCTTCTGGGTAGACTTGGTTTCAATCAAGATACAAGCGCACTTGTAGAGATGATTCGTTACACTGATAAAGATATAACTGTTCTTTTCGTACCAAGTCGTAATAATCTTATATTAAATGCTGCGAATAATATTACAGGTAGTATGACTGTAAAGGTTGCACGCCGTCCAGGTATTGATGATGAAGCTCGTGGACAATTTGATGATGTGTTGTATGTTCAACTAGCACGTGCTCGTTTTGCAAACTTAGCTATGGAAGCTGCTGAAAAATCAGTACAAGCTCCATTAGTTGTGCCAAACGATGTTCTAGATATGCCAATGGGTCCTGATTCAGTAATCCGAACTGCTAACCCACAAGGTATTGGCAGAGTAAGATTAGATATACCACAAGGAGCTTTTCAGGAACAAGCAGCACTACAAGCAGAACTACGTCTTGGTGCTCGCTATCCTGAAGGTAGAACTGGAAACATTGACGCAAGTATTATTACTGGTCAAGGTGTCCAGGCACTTCTCGGTGCTTTCGATTCTCAAATCAAGGCTGGTCAAGTCATCCTTGCTGAGACATTCGAAGAAGTTATTGGGATGTGCTATGATATGGATGAAAAACTCTTTAATGAAGAGAAAAGTGTCAGAGGCGTATCGCAGGGTACTCCGTACGAGTTAAAGTACATGCCAAGCAAGGACATTAAAAGCGATCACACAATTGAAGTTCGCTACGGCTTGATGGCTGGTCTTGACCCATCGCGTGCCTTGATATTCTCTCTTCAAGCCTTAGGTGCAGATCTTGTATCTAAAGACTTCGTTCGTAGAGAACTTAATTGGAGTTTGAACGTATCACAAGAAGAACAACGTATTGAAGTTGAAAAAATGCGTGATAACCTAAGCGCTGCTATTACAGCAACTGCGCAAGCAATTCCTGCTATGGCTAGCCAAGGTCAAGATCCTTCTAGCTTAATCCAAAAGATTGCTGATGTTATTGAACGCAGACAAAAGGGTGACAGCATAGAGGCTGCTGCGTTGGCCGTGTTTACGCCTCCTGAGGCCCCTGAACAACCAATGCAGCCAGAGATGACTCCACCAGGCACACAAGGCCCAGTTGAACAGGCTCCCCCGTCCCCAGCCACTCCTGGATTACCTTCTGGTGGAGTCCCTCAACAAGCACCAGATTTAGCATCAATTTTAGCAGGACTTGGGGGCTAATAAATGGCAGGGGATGAATTCGCAGAACCAATTAATGATTTCTTAAGTCAGTTATCCCAAAGAAAAGAACTTGATGGATACATACCAACTGGATGGTTTATCATCACAGAATGGATGAATCCAGATGAAGGTTTTGCTATCTTTGGTTGGAGTGATGGTGTTGGTTCACCATTAAAATATCGTGGCATGTTAGAACATGCTCTAGAAGAGAAATTATATTTCGATAAGTACGAAGGATAGGATCTAAAATGGCTGAAGGTATGAGAGTATCAGGCGTAGGCAAGGGTGCTCGCCGTACCGATTTAGATCGCGCTGCTAAAGTTCAACGCCAAGCTAAGGTGCAAAATGCTATGTCACGTGGTCCTATGACAAGTACGGCTCCAGCTGCAGCTAGTATTCCAACTGTAGGTATTTTTCATAGAACAACACGTCCTAATGAACCAATAACTGCTGGCGTAGATGCTGGCGAAGGACCTGGTTCTGAAGTACTTATGACACCAGTAGATGCACCAGATCAATTAGCTACTTTTGCTCGCGCTATGTACATGGCAAATCCAACACCACAATTACGTCGTATCGTAGAGGCATTTGAAGAAGAAGGTCGTTAGTGGCTAATCCTTTAGATGCATGGAATCCTGAGAAGAATAAACGTATAAAAGTTACTGGAATATTCGATAATGTCCAGTCTCAACTTGATCGCGTTATTTCAACTGAGATGGCTATGCTTTCGCCTAATCAATTTCAGAACTTCGATGCATGGGTAAATGCTTATCCAAACCAGAGCAAAGACTTTATTATGTCTGCAGTAAAGCTTGGTTTGAAGCCAGATACACCTGGTATTGGTAAGATTGCTTCAGTTGACGGACTAGCACAATTAAAACAAGATTTAATTAACACTAAAAATATCAAGTCTGCACTAGATAAAGATAAATCACTAGCAGCAGATATCAAAGATGTGTTATATGGTGGGTTCAAAGGTACAACTCGTACGCTTTTTGCTGCACTTCGCTCGCCTTATGAGTATGTAAGCACAGTCGGACGTGATGCTTATGCACTTGCAACTCAAAAAGACAAGCCAGATTTAAGTGAATTCGTACAAAACCTTAGTCCTTTAGGACTAGTTGGTGAAACTACACAGCTTGGTCAGCTGGGACGGGCATTTTTAGCTAATCCTACTAAAGTAGATACAGGTTCTGGTTTCTTTATTAACGAGAAATCTAAAGTACAGAAGGCTCAAGCCAAGGCTATGGGTGCTTATGGACTTATCAATGGTAAATCTTTTACTCTTGGACGTGCTGCACTTAAAACTGTAGGCTCAGATCCTAATAGTACGCAGTATAAAGTCATGTCAGGTATTATTGATGCCACACTTAAAGTAGCTTTAGACCCTACAATTTGGTTAGGCCCTGGTGCTATTACCAAAATTGGT